TCCAACAATGCGTCAGCTTGAAGGCCCTACGACAGACGAGCTTCTTGCTGATCAATATAGCAAGATTATGGCGGAGCAAAAAACTGCGGACGAAGCTGCCTCCACTGCTCGCCAAACAGAAATCGACAACCTTCAAACCCTTTTAAGAGAAGAGATCTCAACCTCTGCTGACGCTGCATCATCTCAGCGATCAGATATGACGACCGCTCTTGAAAACCGTATCAAAGAACTTCAAGCCGGTGTCGATACTGAGACCGCAGCTTTACGCCAGCAGGGTCTTGACGAAAGATCTGCAATCTCAGCAGAGCAGCAGCGCATCTCTGATATGGTTCAAGCAAACATGGATCAGACCGCTGCTGACTTGGCGGCTCAAGAGGAGCGCGTAAAGGCGGCTCAAGCAACTGCTGTCGGCAGCTTGGAGGACCAACAGAAATCTTTAGTAACTGACTTTCAGTCTAGGATAGAGGAACTTAACACCACCCTTAATGACACGCAAAAACAAATTAGTTCGGACTTGGACGCAAGAGATGAGGCTTTAACTGGCGCTCAAAAAAGCGCTCAAGATGCGCTTCAAGCTACAATAGGTTCTGTCAGAGATGACCTAGCATCGACAAGAGAGGAGCTTTCTGCAGAGGACTTATCTCAAGGCAACCTGATTGCTAACTTAGAGGGCAGGATTGGGGATCTTGGATCTTCTTTAAACAAGACTACGGAGCAAATTAACACTGACCTTGACGCTCGTGATGCTGCATTAACTGGCGCTCAAAAAAGCGCAGCAGAGGCTGTTCAGCAAGAAATTGACTCGGTTAAAAGCGATCTGGCTACGATTCAAAGCGATATTGAGACTGAAAGCGCGGCTCAGATACAGGCTTTGCGCGACGAGCGAGGCACGCTGATTGGCAACATTGAGGCTAATGTTCAAAACTTAAAAGACAGTATCGCAGCAAAGGCAGACCCTGACGACCTTCAGCTTCAGATTGAAAAATTGCGCGGAGAGTCCGAAAATCTCAAAAGCACTGCGAGTGAAGAGCGAAAAGATTTGTTTTTACAAATGGAAGCTCTTCGTGATGGCGCTTTAACGAACGATCAGGTTAACGCTTCTATTGCCAGCGCTTTAGAAACTGGAACTTTGTCGCCCGATCAAATTAATTCGGCAATCGAGACATTAAAAGGGGAAGTTGAGGGCAAGATCGGCGGTCTTGCGTCAACAGAAAGTTTGAACCAGCTTCAATCTGACATCGAAGGAATAGGGACCGCTCTCACAGGTACTATTGCCAGTTCTTTAGACCTTAGCTCAAAGGTAGATTTGTTACAGAAGGCGCTTGAAGGAAGAGCTACAAACGAAGACTTGGCCACGCTTCAAGAATCTTTGCAAGGCAATGCCAGTGGCATCGAGGCTCTTCAAAAGGCGGTTGAAGGAAGAGCTACAAACGAAGATTTAGCAGTCCTTCAGGAGTCATTGGCCGCGACAGCTAGTAAAGATGAGCTTGCGGCACTTCAAGCATCTTTGACCGGCGCTACAGGAGATTTCGACACTCGGTTTTCAGAGCTTCAAAAACAAATGCTTAACCCTGATGACATCGCTAAACAACGTGCCGATGCTATTGCCGCTGCAATGGACCCGATTGCGGCTCAACGCCAAGAAGCTATTGCTGCAGCAATGAACCCGATTGAGGCTCAGCGACAAGAAGCGATCACTGGCGCAATTAACCCTATTCAGGCTCAGATAGAGGAGTTGAGAGGCAGTATTCCTGCCCAGCAAAACATTGACATTGAGGCTCTGAGGCAGTCGATTATCGATGAGTTAAAGACTCAAACACCTCCTCCCGGCGGCGGCACTGGTGGCGGAAACGTAGATGTTGGGCCTATTGCGGTTGAACCGGGATTCAGCGGAACGCCGATTGACAACTTTATGGGCGGAAACATTCCAACCGGATATATCGACGTTGGCCCTTCAGCTTCAGAGGCGGCTGGTTTCAACCCTGCTGGCGGAGGCAATCAAAGCGCTGCCGTAGCCACACAATTACCAAAAGCGTCAGGCTCAAAAATTAAAGTCGGCAACATGCCCGGCGGCGGCGTTGGTTCAGGGTATGTAAAGACTGGCGCTCCTGCGTACAATCAATCAGGATTTCTTGCAGGAGAGATACCTCCTGACGGGAGCTTTTCAGGACCATTTCAAGTTACGCAAGCCCCAGCTCTGCAAGCGGCTCCTGAGTTTTCATACGCAGGTTCTCGAAGGAGGCGGTAGCTGTGAAATCTTCTGCCCCTAAGAATGTAGCCAACCCGAGCCTTTACGCCAAAGCAAAAGCTAAGGCCAAGAGCAAGTTTGACGTTTACCCGTCAGCATACGCAAATGCGTACATGGTCAAGGAATACAAGAAGATGGGCGGCACTTACAAGACCCCGAAGAAAATGAACAAGGGCGGCGCGGTTTTTATAAAGCCAAAAGGCTGTGGTGCTGTTATGGAATCTAAACGTAAAATGGTAAAAGTGCCCCGTGGCTAAGACCGGACTAGACAAATGGTTTGGCGAAAATTGGGTTGATATTGGCGCTAAAAAGAAGGACGGAAAGCTTCAGGAATGTGGCCGAAAAAGCGCATCAAAAAAAAGTGGCAGGTCATACCCAAAGTGCGTTCCGGCAGCAAAAGCGGCCAGCATGACGGAAAGCCAAAAGAAAAGTGCGGTAGCCAGAAAAAGGTCTAAGCGGCAAGGCGTAGGCGGTAAGCCTACAATGGTTAAAACTTTCGCCGCAAAAGGCGGATCAATCAACAAGAAACCGGGTAACTCTGGTTTATTTGGGAGAAGGTAAATGGCGACAAAATCAGGCAAAGAAACCGGCGCTGCTTTGAGCGGTAACAAAAAATCGTCGACGAGAAAATCAAGAAGGGAAGATTTTGACAAAAAGATTTCTAACGCAAAAGACAAAAGGACGCAAACCTTCTATGAAGTTTACAATGTACTAAAAAAGGATGCAGGCGCGGCGCTTCCTAACAAAGTTATGGGTGAAGGATTTGACAAGCTAGTTGCCAAAAAATTAGGTAAAGAAACCGGTGCCGCTTTAAACGATAACGAAAAGTCGGCAATCAAGAAGCTTACAGGCTTTGACAACAAAAACGATTTTATCAAATACAAATACGGTATGAATCAAGGTGGTTCTGTAAAAATGAAAGCAAAAGGTTACAGCGCTGGCGGCGCTCCAAAAAGCCGCGCTCAACGTCGAGCAACCTTAAGTCGCGCTCAACGAAGTATGCTTGATGGTGTTCAGGGACGAGAAGGCAGTAAGCAGTCTACGAGTGTTATTCAAGACCTGTCTGATCAGTACGGCTACAAGCCCGGCAAAAGAGCTGGCGCTAAAGGCGGCATGGGCAAAGGTAAAAGGGCAAAGCCACCCGGAATGCAAATGGGCGGTGCTGCAATGAAGACCAAAGGTTACGCTAAAGGCGGTGCCGCAATGAAGACCAAAGGCGCAGCAAAGGGCGGTGTAAGAAAGCCTTCATCTAGTAAGAGTGGTTTATACGGGCGCAGATAGTGGCTTATCTTCAGAGCAATATCCCGCACTTCAAGTGCTGGGTTCGCAAAGAATACACGCATAATCATGAGAAATATCATGGCGAATTTATTCATGCGATGGCAATTGCTGTAACCACTATGCCCACTCGGTGCTTATCCTTTCAGATGATTTTTACCGGAGCTGAGACATACGACGATGATGAAGAACAAAACGCACATGGCGGAGCGATGTGGGCCAGAATGCCAATCACAGGACTTGTCGCTGACACGCCACTTGATGATTGGCCTGAACCAATGCCTGTCTGGGCTGCTCAACCTTGGGACTGCAGTTCTCATTGCCACGCTGTTTACGTTCTTGATCGCTGCACTCCTTGTCCTTGGCTCGCTAAGATTGATGGCAAATTTTATCCTGCAAAATACTATTTCACGGTGGATTATTCGGAAAATGAAATTGCTGATGACCCTGCCCAACACAAACAGTCGCATGTTTTAGAGTTGCTTGATGCAGGCAAATGGACCGGTAATATCGTCGCATTGCCTAATAATCGTGTACGGGTCACACACCCTGCATGGTTTGAAACGGGAGATGGTGCGCCAGACTTTAAGCCTAGCCAGCATATTCATTACAGCAAATCTGATTTAGACTACACACTAGATGTGAACCAAGTTTTCGACAACCTATATGCCGAAACGAACGAAGAGGATTTTGACGATGAAAAAGAATAACGGCAACTCTGGTTTATACGGCAGAGTAACCAAGAAGCAAATGGGCGGAGCTGCTAAACCAGTTGGCATGAGCGGACCCGGATTTCTTGCGGGTGAAATACCTCCTGACGAGAGTGGGAAAAAAACCTTGAGAAGCATTTTTGATTTCGAGCCTAGTGAAGAAGATTTAAAAAGGAATCGGGCTAAAAAAAATTATTATGAAAGTCTCGCTCGCAAGGAAGGGCCGATGATGCGAACCAATGACTTTCAAGATGAAGACATGAACGGCGTTGACGACCGAGACGAGTCTTCTCGCGGCAAAAAACGTCCTCCCGACAGGGGAGGAAATTCTCGCGGACATGTAAAAACTGGACCGGGAAGAGGTCCAAGAGGCCCTTCACGCGATCAGCTTCAAAGAATACAAGAGATGCTCGCAGGTAAAGCAGATCGTGGTGGCAGAAACCCCGGAACTAGAATGCCAAGACTTCCCGGCGGTGGTAGGTTAAGACCGCCAGAAATGGGGCCGAATCCTGATGCGGAACGAATGGGACCGAGACGGTTTGAAGGAATGGGCGCAAGCATTATTGATGCCCTTGGCATCAAGAGTGGTAAGATGGGTGATAAGTCCAGAAAAGAACCACCCCGTCCCAGAACTACCGGCGGCAGAAGAGGTCGCGGAAGGAGAAAGTAAATGGCTGTTAGCGGAACTAAAAGTTTCGAGCCTGATGTAGCCGAGTACATCGAAGAAGCGTTTGAAAGATGCGGAATCGAGTTGCGCACTGGTTACGACTTGCGAACTGCAACACGCTCGCTCAACCTAATGCTGGCTGAGTGGGCTAACCGTGGTTTAAATCAGTGGACAATCAAGCAAAACGCAATTCCGATGCTGACTGGAACGATCACTTACAATCTTGATCCAACAGACTCAACAGCGGCAATTGACGTGCTTGATGTTTTTGTCCGAGAAGAGTTTCAGGGCACTAATACTGACATTCCGTTAAGCAGGATGAGTCGGGCGGAATACTCGCACCTAGCGACTAAAACAACGACGGGCAAGCCTAATCAGTTCTTTGTTGATAAGCAGTTGTCCCCAACCGTGACGGTTTGGCCGCAGCCTGACAAAAACAACACCTATACGCTGTATGTGAACGTCTTGACTCGAATGGACGATGCTGGTGGCGGCGCTAATTCTTTGCAGATGCCTTTTCGGTTTTACCCCTGCCTGACGGCTGGCTTGTCTTATTATCTAGCTCTAAAGAAGGCTCCTGAGAAGGTTCAAATGCTCAAGCAGCTTTATGAAGAAGAGTTTACAAGGGCTTTAAGTCAAGACGAGGAGCGAGCAAGTTTTAGGATCGCTCCTGATTTACGCAGCTATAACATCGCTTAGCCGTGGCCTTCGCATCGAACAAAAACGCTTGGGGCATCTGTGACATTTCAGGTTTCAGATACCGCCTGCGCGACATGAAAAAGACTTGGGATGGTTATTTGGTCGGGCCAGATCAGTGGTCCCCGAAGCATCCTCAGTTGATGATTAAGCCGACACCTGTTGATCCACAGGCTTTGAAAGACCCTAGACCTGATCAGCCAACCGACAATAATTTCTTTACGGTCTACACCAATTCCGGCGATGGTATTCTCGGCACACAATTGCAAACATTTGCAATATCCTGTAATGTTGGAAATGTGGAGGTAACCACATCATGAGTTTTACTTTAGCGACTTTGAAGACCGCCGTTCAGGACTATTTGCAAGTTGATGAAACGACTTTCAACGATAACCTAAACACGTTTATTCAGGAGGCAGAGACTCGAATCTTTAAGCTTGTTCAGCTATCTGAGCAGCGTAAGAATGTGACAGCGACGACTTCGCAGAACAATCGGTTCTTGGCAACGCCATCTGATTTTTACTCACCGTTTTCGCTGGCGGTCATTGACAATGGGACGTACTATTATTTGCTATTGAAGCATCCGTCGTTCTTGAAGGAATATGACCCCTCAGTCTCTAGCAGAGGTCGCCCAAAGTATTACAGTAATTTTGACGATGCAGCATTTGAGCTGTCGCCGGTTCCTGATGCAAATTACAGCGTAGAGCTGCATTATCTGCATGAACCGGCTTCTCTTACTTCTGGCGCAGATAGCGGAACCACACTGCTCAGCACTGATTACCCAGATGCTTTGCTGTATGGCACGTTGGCCGAAGCTGCCATCTTCTTGAAAGAAACTCCTGATGTGATTGCCAACATGGAACAGCGTTTCATGGCAGCAATCGGAAGAATGAAAAACCTGTCCGAAGGTCGTGATACGCGAGATGAATATCGTTATGACCTATTACGGACAGGGGTGAGTTGATGGAGAAGATTGAAAGTTTAAAAGGAAAAAAAGTTGCATTGATTGGTTTGGGCGCAAGCCAGATTGACTATGTAATCGGCATGGAAAATAGCAAGCAATGGGATGAGGTCTGGGTTATCAACAGCGCCTTATCGGTTTTTGCTTGTGATCGAGTTTTCATGATGGACCCAGTAAGCCGGTATTTAGATACCGAAGATGCTGGAAACCAGACGGACGTAATGCGCCGTTTATTACCCACTTTTGACAAACCTATTTATTCTTGTGAGCTTGATGATCGAGTTCCTGCTGTGGTTGAGTTTCCACTTGCTGAAGTCATGACAGACGCTAAGTGCGCTTACTTTAATACTACTGTTGCGTATGCAATGGGTTTTGCGTATTGGAATCGGGTCGGTCATATAGATCTATTTGGCTTGGATTTTAGCTACGCGCATAACATTCACTTCGCTGAAGCTGGCAGAGCTTGCGTAGAATTTTGGATCAGTAAGTGTCTTGAGAACGGTATCGGGATTGGCGCATCCCCAAGATCGTCATTGCTTGATAGCAATGTTGGTGTGACTGAGCGATTGTATGGCTACCATCGACTTGACGATCCATTGGTTGCAATGCCGCAAGATGGAGAGTGGCATGTGTTTCCACGTTCTATGATGAGCGAAATGGTGAAAAAGCATAATCTTGAAACCATTGAACTCCCTAAAGCACCGGAGCCATACAAGGGATGATGAAAGACGATATTGGTTTCCAGCTAGGAAACGTCATGGTTGCTACTACCCAGAACAAGGGGCATGACCCTGAATTTTGGGCCGAGCAAGTCACTAACAAAATTGTGGGGATTAGCGAGACTGCAGCGCCTCATGTTCGGCAGCAAGCGGAGGCTTTCAGAAGTCAGGTTTATCAAGTAATATTGCTAGGGATGAAAAACTCAATAAAATCAGACCGAGTGACCCTTTCAAATAAGCTTCGCCAGCAAGGTCACGAGGCAATGGCGAACATTATCAAGGAGCTGTGACAATGGCTATCACATCTGCAATTTGTACAAGTTTTAAGCAACAGTTGCTTGTTGGGACTCATAATTTTACCAACGGCGCTAACTCATTTAAGTTAGCACTTTACACTTCTAGCGCGACTCTTGGGGCAGGAACTACGGTTTATGTCACCACAGGTGAGGCTTCTGGGACGAACTACCCCGCTGGCGGATCTGCGTTAACAAACGTAACGCCTTTCGCTACAGGCGCGGTGGCCGTGTGTGATTTTAACGACCTTACGTACAGCACGGCAACAATTACGGCGCGTGGAGCACTACTATATAACGACACGCAAGGTGATAAAGCCGTTGCAGCCATTGATTTCGGCGGCGATAAAACCAGTACCGCAGGTGATTTTACGGTGGTTTTCCCGGCACCAACTGCGACTGGCGCTATTATCAGATTGGCGTAATGGCGAATGCCTTTACAAGAAATAGATTTTCAGCCCGGAATCAACAAGGAGGCTACCGACTACAGCGCTAAAGGCGGCTGGGTCGATGGCAACCTGATACGATTCCGCAAAGGTAGGGTCGAGAAAATTGGCGGCTGGGCGCAGCTTGGCGGTCAATACTTTCTCGGAATCTGTCGCGCACTTCATTCTTGGATTTCTCTTGGCGGAACCAAATTCTTAGGAATTGGCACCACTTGGAAATATTACATCGAGGAGGGCGACTCCTACAACGACGTTACCCCTATTAGATCGACGACTTCCGCAGGCGACGTTACATTTGCAGCGACCGACGGCTCATCAATAATAACGATTTCAGACACAGGGCATGGCGCTGTAACAAACGACTTTGTCACATTTAGCGGCGCGACGACTTTAGGCGGTGTTATTACCGATATCGTCTTGAACCAAGAATATCAAATACTACTTGTCACAACCGCAGACGCTTACCAGATAGTCGCAAAAGACACTAGCGGCGACACGGTTGTTGCAAACTCTTCGGATACTGGAAACGGCGGTTCGAGCACCGTTGGTACTTATCAAATTAATGTTGGCCTCGACACTTACGTTAACAGCAGCGGCTGGGGTGTTGGAACATGGGGTGCTGGCGGCTGGGGTTCTGCTTCAACAATCTCGGCGGTTAACCAGTTAAGAATCTGGACGCACGATAATTTCGGCGAGAACCTGATCATCAACCCTCGCGGCGCTGGTATTTACGAATGGATTGAAAATTCAGGCGTATCCGTTAGAGCTGTGAGCTTGGCAGGTCGATCAGGCGCTAGGCAGGTTCCGACTGTTGGGTTGCAGGTTATTACGTCGGAGACAGACCGTCATCTCGTGGTTTTGGGTGCTGATCCTGTCTCTGGCGGAGCAAGAACGGGCGCGATTGACCCGATGCTTGTTGCCTTCTCGTCAGCAGAGGACGAGCTTGATTTTGAGCCAACTACAACAAACAGCGCGGGTGACGTTCGGTTATCTTCAGGTTCTTTTATTGTGGGCGGCTTAAAGTCTCGGCAAGAAATACTGATATGGACCGATACATCACTTTATTCGATGACCTTTATTGGCCCACCCCTTACCTTTGCCGTTAACTTGGTGAACGAAGGCGCTGGCTTACTGTCACCAAATGCTGCGGCAAACTCTCCAAGCGGCGTGTTTTTTGCTTCCAAGACAGGATTCAACTTTTACAACGGCTCTGTGCAACGACTGCCTTGCACAGTTCAAGAATACGTCTTCAACGATATCGACCTGAACCAAGCGTTCAAATCCTTTATGAGCATTAATTCTCGGTATAACGAGATCTGGTTCTTTTACCCATCAATCGAGGACGGGACTGGCGAGATTAGCCGGTATGTCACTTATAACTATCTTGAGCAGACTTGGGCTATCGGTAGCATGACTCGATACGGTTGGCTTGATGCAGGTATTGAAGACTTGCCGATTGCTGCAGCTCAGACTTCTGGTCAGAATCTATTGTACAACCATGAGACTGGCTACGATGACGGGCTTGAGCCTATGTCTGGCGTTTATATCGAATCAGCAGATATCGACATCTCTGCGGGTGAATATGACGTTTTCATGAAGAAAATGATCCCAGACATGGCATTCGTGACCGATACAGGCGTTAGCAATAACCCTGCCATGAATATTGTTGTAAAGCGCAGAAACTTTCCCGGTCAGTCATTGATCACCGATTCAACCACGAAGGTCACGCCTACCAGCACGTTTACAAACTTGCGAACAAGGGCGCGACAGGTGGTTTTTCGGTTTGAATCCGATGATGATAACGATGTAAACGACCAGAAAGGCTATAAGTGGCGGCTTGGTTCGACCAGAGTTGACCTACAGCAGAGCGGTAGACGTGGATGAGCAGGCTGCTTGAAACGCGCCTTCCGTCGTCGATTGGCGAGTCCGTTACAAGTGACACTTACAATCGCTTGGTTCGGATTCTTGAAATTAACCTTGGTGCGGTCGATATTACGATATCGCCTCACTATAACGCTGACCAAATTTCTAAGTTACAATTCGCAACAGGTGCGATAATATTTAATACTACGACATCAATCCATCAGGCGTTTGACGGTAATCAGTTAAGAGATTTATACCAGCATCAAACGTATCCCACTGGGGTTCAAGTAACCAGTGCAGTGGGCCAATTAACGGTGAGTACGCCATGAGTATAGACCAAACATTGCTGGATATTTACTCAGCTCAGCCTCAACTGCCCCCTATGGGTATGGCCGAAGGCGGCGAAGTAAGCCGAGAAGAAATGATGATGCAGGCCGCTGAGGGCGTGGCTGAGGGTCAAGCAAATCCCGATGAGGCTATTCGCTCTTCAATTGAAGAGTTGCTGGCACAGGCTTCTCAGACAGAAGATCCGTCTGAGCGTGATCAATATTTGCATCTCGCTGAAGCAGCCGAGATTGGGGCTGAAGCTCCGATGGCCCAAGCAGCCAAAGAACTTGCGCAAGCTGGTAGAGGTGAAGACACTCATCTTGCTCATTTACGAGCGGGTGAAGTCGTAATCCCCCCCGAGGCGTTTGAAGACGAAGAATTTGAAGGGCTGATTGAAAAAAAATTCCGAGAGCTTGATATCGACCCAGAGAGAATGGTTGTCGGCGTCGGTATCGCAAGCCTAAACCCTATTACCGGTTTGGAAGAGTTTGGGTTCTTTAAGAAGTTAGCTAAAAGCGTCAAGAAGGTTGTTAAAAAGGTCGTCAAGCCTCTGGCGAAGTTTGCGCAATTCTTGCCACCTCCGGTCGGCCCTATTGCAGCCCTTGCAAACAAAGCGTTCACGGTTTATGACGTTGCAAAAGGTCGAGCTAGTCCTCTTGCATTGTTAACCATGGGCAAAGGCGCTCCTGCCGGTGGCGGTAGTGGCGGAATAGGAAGCTTGTTTGGCGGCGTAAAGGAATTTGTAACAAAAGGCGCTGATGGCGTTGGCTTACTCGGCAATGTCGGCAAAGGCCTTGGTAGTTTATTTACAGGTCCCGGAGCTGACAAATTTGGCAGGTTCGGAAAGCTAGGAGATCTTGTTACAGGCCCCGGAGCTGACCAAGTTGGCAGCTTTGGCCGTTTAGGCGATTTCGCAGGCGGGATTGGCGATGCTTTGGGTGTTACTGACTATGCTGCTCAAGCAGCGGCTGCACAAGGATCTTCTTCTGACTTTTTAGCTAGAATGCCAGCGGACCCCGATACTGTTGCTAGGTTTAATGAACTTCAAAATGCGGGATTGAGTCAAGACGAAATTGCTGCTGAATTTGGCTGGGGTTCTAATCAAGGTCAAGGCGGGTTCGGAGGTTTATTCTCCGGTGGTGGCGCTGACGATAAGGGTAATTACGGTGTTTTAGGCGACTTGCTAGGAGGGTACACTGATAAGCTTGGCTTGACTAATTACGGCGGTGGTGCAAGTGGCGGCGGTGGTAATCGCGGCTTTGACTTAGGCGGCATTGGCGGTGTTGGGATTGCAGCTCTTTTGGGCAAGCTTGCATATGACCAAGCTAAGAACGACAAAGGGGTTCAGCTTACGCCAGCCATGACCATGAGCCGGTATGGTGGTTATCAGTTGGCCAAGCGAGATGCAGAAGCTGCTGGTGAAGCGCCACCTGATCGAAGAGACTTTGCCATGATGGAAGATATGCCTGTGTTAAGTGGCGGCAGGAAAACTCCTGTAGCAGAAGAACCTGTAACCGGAATGCGCTACGGCGGTGAAGTAATGCCGATGCGCTACGGCGGTATGGTTCCGATGGCTTACGCGACCGGTGGCAACGTCTCCACAGCAGATTTTAAAGAAAAGAACGGCGGTATAAGTGGGGAAGGAACTGAAACCAGCGACGACATCCCCGCGATGTTGAGCGATGGCGAATTCGTAATGACAGGCCAAGCAGTACGCGGGGCCGGTTCCTTCGACATGGACAGCAATAACGGCATTATCACATTAACGCCAAACGGCGGCGAGAGCAGGGACAAAGGCACTCAGCTCATGTATGAGATGATGGAGCTTTTCGCGGAATATGCCGATAAACCAAAAGCAAAGAGGGTTAAAGCAGCATGAGCATTTTGACTCCGGGGCAATTACAGCGCATACGCAAATTTGAAGAGGGTGGCGCAACTGGCGATGGTTCTTACGTCGCCAACGTAACCAGATCAGACTCAATGATGGACCCTATCACCCAGCAGCTCCTTTACGGAACGGACGGGCAGGGCGGCTTTATACCGGGAGCATTCCGTGCGGCAGAGAGAACCTTCTTTGATGAAGAAGGCAGGCCGATCGTCATTCCCCAAGAGATTGCTGGTCTTTCTCCAGATCAAATTCAGGCTCAGCAGTTAGCGAGAGGTGCTGTCGGCGTACAACAACCCTTTATTCAAGAAGCCATGAGCCGTGGCCAGCAAGGCATTGACGCGCTTCAAAGTGGTATTGGTGGTCAAGCCTTGGCTTCACAGCAAGCTCTTCAGCAGATTCAAGAAGGATCACGGTTCGCACTCGATCAAAGAGATCGAGCGATGACTGACGCTATTGGTGGAACTCAGCAAGGTCGAGCTAGGGCGGTTGAAGCAGAAGGTCGATTGCGCGGTGATTTAAGTGACATTACAGGAATGGCCCAAGATAGCACTGGCCAGTACATTGACCAACTCGGTCAGCAGGCGGCTCAAGGCCGACGAGCGACCGAAGATTTTGGCATGGACTTGGCAAAGGTCAGGCAGCAGGGTCAGAGAAGTTATGACGAGTTTGGGCGTGACATTACAGATTCGTTTGGAATGGCCGCTAGGGGTCGAGAAGATTTAGCAAGAGGTCTGGCTGGAGGTCAGGACTTATCGGCTCAAAGTACAGCAGGTCAACGGGCTAGGCTTGCTTTGGCTGAGAAAGGTTTGCAAAGCGGGATATCTGACCTTTCTGGCAACCTGACAGATTCAGTCGGGATGCGGATGATTGGTCAGCAAGGGTTATCAAGAGATCTTGCGAGAAGCGAGCAGTTAGCCTCTGCGGCAGGCGCATCTCAGCGAGCGCGTTTGGGTCTTGCAGAAAGCGGCCTGAAGGGTGGTATCTCACAGCTTGACCGAGATTTGACTCGGCAGCTTGGCGCTGAATCTGCGGCTACCGGCGAGTTTGGCGGTCAGCTTGGTGAGGCTCGAACTCAGCTAAAAAACACAGTCGAAGATGGCTTTAACATAGGCGACAAAACTTCTGAGTATTTTGATCCCTACGAAGATCGAGTGGTTCAGCAGTCGATTCGAGATGCGAGCGAAGGTTTAGCCAAGCAAGACATGGCTCAGTACGCCCGAGACATCTCTTCAGGCGGAGAGTCTGCGTTTGGTTCAAGAGCGCGTTTAAGCGCCGAAGAGCGAGCAGAAGCCATGGGTCGAGGATTGGCCAAAGAAGTTGGCGGAATTCGCTCAGCAGGCTTCCAGCGAGCGCAGCAGACAGCTATAGGAGAAGATGAGCGAGCCAAGCAGGCTCAGAGAACCGCTTCGTCCGGTTTGGCGTCTTTAGCTGGCCAAGAACTTCAGGGTGAGCGCGGTTTAATTGACCGGGCAGCTCAAGCTTCTCAACAGCGTTTGGGTTCTGCTCAAAGCTTGGCAGGAATGCGGCAACAAAGAGCGGCAAGTGAGCTTGGGTCTTCACGAGAGCTTGCCAACATGCTTGGACAGACGGCGCAACAAAGATATGGCGCTGGAGAATCTGTAGCGTCTTCGGCAGCTCAAGCGGCTCAACAGCAGTTTGGCGCTGCTCAAAATCTGGCAGGAATGCGGCAGCAGCGAGCTGCGAGTGAATTGGCGTCTGGAAATCAATTAGCAGATGTTTACCGTCAAGGCGCTCAACAAATGTATGGTGCTGACCAAGCGTTGGCTGGACAGGCTCAGCAAATTGCCCAACAAAAGTTGGCAGCAGGGCAGGGCTACGGCAATTTAATTCAGCAGACGGCTCAGTCTCAACTTGGTGCTCAACAGCAGCTTGGTGCTCAAATGGGCCAGCAGGCTCAGCAGCAGTATGGAGCGCAGCAGGGTCTTCAAAGTTTAATGAGCGGAGCGGCTCAACAGCGATACGGTGCTGGAACTGGGCTAGGTCAAACGCTTGCCGGTTACGGCCAGCAGGACGCTGCAGCAAGAACTGCAGCAGCTCAGCAGGGTATGAATGTGGCAGGCAGTTTGGCAAACCAATACGGCCAGATCGGACAGCAGCAGTTTGGCGCAGGTCAGGCTTTGGCTGGTGCGCAGACAGGTTATGGCGGTTTCTTGAGCGGTCTTGGCGGACAGGCTCAGCAAGCGGCTCAGCAAGATGTGGCATCTTTGCAAGGTATTGGCGGACAGGCTCAGCAGCAGCGGCAGCGTGAGCTTGACGCGCAGCGTGCTGGTTTGCTGCAGGCTCAGCAAGCGCCGTTGGCTCAATACCAAGCGTTGATGCCGTTCGTGAACATGAGTCCAACTGGGCAAACCAATGTTCAAACGCAATACACGCCGCCGCCAAATGCTTTGAACGCAGGTTTAGCGGCAGGACTTGGTGCCTTGGGTACAGTGTCTAACTTTAACAACCCAAATAATCAGTTAAGGCAGTAGCTAAGCTCTTAAATTGAGGTTTAAATGACTATCGGAAGGCCACAAATAGAAAAAGAAATTGACATCTTTAACGAGGGCGGGGAAGTAATGTCTCCTGAAGTTAAGGCTTATTACGACAGAGTCCAAGCTGCCTCAGAAAGAAAGCCGACTTCTTTTGAGGATATCTCCTCAAGAGCAAATGAGCTTTCGGCGCTTTTCCCGCAGACCAGACAAGCCAGTTTTGGCGATTTGGCGATTGCGCTCAGCAGGGGTCTGGCTCAGCAAGCATCAACGGGAAGACCTTCTTCTCTTGGTTATGGTTTGGCTGCTGGATTTGGAATATTTAACGAGGCTCAACAACAAAAAAGAGCTGCTGCTGACGCTATGCGGCAAAAGCTTATGCTCATGGCTTACGAAGATATCGAAAGAAGAGGCGCAGAATCTCGTCAGTTACAAAAAGATATGCTTGAAGCTGATTTTGAATTCAAGATAGAGCAGATGAAGAATACTGGGGGCACTTTCAAGTCAAAAACGCTTGAGGCGCAAGCTTGGAATTTTGTTCTAAGGGCTGAAGAAGACCCTTCCTTGAAAGAAACCGCGCAGTACAGGGCTGCTGTTACCATTCTTGAAAAGCCAAGAAGGAATTATCAGCAGACAGAAGCGGGAACGGTTATGATTGAGCAGCCGGGATATGATCTTTCTAGGGTCATTCCCAAGGCAAGCGTACCAACTGACACGTCGCAGACTCAGGTGCCTGCAGGGTTCACTCCTACAGGAAAGTTCAAGGACGGCAAGATGGTTTACCAAAGAATTAATGCCGACACTGGCAATACTGAGTACGGAGTTTTCTGATGGCAGAATTTCAAACAATTTCTCTTGAGGAGTTTGAATCTTTGCCTATGGAACTTCGCAGCCAGCCCGAGCCTACGGTTGAGAGAGTTTTTGGGCCAACTGTTAGCGGAATTCTTCCCGGTACAGAAAAGTCAAAATCTCCTTTTACTCAAGACCAAAGAAAAGATGCTGGATATGCTCTTCGCATGGAAAATGCGGTCGAGGAAATGGAAAGATTAGAAGATTCCGGGTTTGACCCAAGAAATTTTACCGAGTCTGTGCTTATAGAAAAAGGCCCATTTTTGCCTGAGGTAGCTGAAAACTTCTTGAAGTCCCCTCAGTACCAGCTTTATACGAGAGCGATGAACGACTTCTCCATGGCTCAGCTTAGAAAGGATACTGGTGCGGTTATTAATGACAGCGAAATGGTTTGGATGAGGACAAGCATTCAGCCTATGGCGGGTGATGCTGACGAGGTTATTGCTGCAAAAAGACGAGCAAGAAGAGAGTTGCTATCCGTAATGAAGGGTAGTGCTGGAAACGCTTATGACGCTGCCATGGCTAACTTTGAAAAAGAAAGCGACGGGAGAGTGACTGAACAGTCGGCGCTCAGAGAATTAATTCGCAGAGCAAAAAAAGATCCAGATCTTGCTGTTAAGTTAAGAGAAAGAGGATTGATTCCGTGACAGAAAAAGCATTAGAAACACTTCCTGATGACATCCTGCTTGATATGGCAACGCCAATAAGCGCTACTTCTTCAGAGGTTAAATTTGACGACGATTTTTTAATGAAAATTGCCGAGCAAAACTTATCAAATAGCGTGGACACTAAAACCGGCGCTCCTGCAAGCGTTCGTGCTCAAGTTGCTGCCGCTCAAAAGCCTGAAGATAGGCTCAACACTCTACGAGGGTTTTACCCAGACGCGATTCCTGTTGAGGTTTTTGATCCAGAGTACGGAGCTACCAAGTTTGGTCGAGGAAATTTTATTTTTACCAACCCAGAAACCGGTAAACGTCAGCTCTTCGACGAAGATTTTCGTATCTTCGGAATTCCAGCGCCAACATTAGGTGATTTTGCAGACATTGGGCCTGAGATTGCAGAGACCGTGGGCGCTATAGGCGGCGGTATCGCTGGTGCAGCTCTTGGTGCCGCTGCTGGCGCACCTACAGTATTTGGTTCGATACCTGCAGCTACCGCTGGTTTCGTTGCAGGGGAAGGTCTTGGCAGCGCCTCTGCTAGAGAAGCTTATATTTCTGCGTTGGACTTCTTTGGAGAGGTTGAGGACTCAAGGACTGGCCTTGAAAGGTTTGGCGATTTTACGACGACCGCTGCCGTAAACGCTGCTGCAGGACCAATTGTTAGCAAGATAGCACAGGGCGTGAAATTTGTTGCAGGCGCTCCGATTCGCTACTCTCAAAAATCACTAAGCGTTCCTGCAAAAGAAGCTTTAGAGCGCATGAACCGAGCTGGTGTCAGCAATCCTACAGCGGGACAGGTGACTGCAAACCCTGTGGCAAATCTTTTTGAAAACGCATTAGCGAAAGCGCCAACATCTACGACCACAATGAGGATCAATGCTCAGCAAACCTTGCGAGAGCTTGAAGAATCTGCCTTAAAGTTAGCTGAGAAATACGGCGGCGTCAGGTCAACCTCAGAAGCTGCAGAAAAAGTCATGGACGCCGCTCAAAGAGCTAGGGCGACTTATGATAACCAAGTAAATGAAATGTACACGAGGGTCCAAGATTTAATTCCCCCGACCACTACTAGCGATGGTTTGGCTGTTCAAAGGTTTGCGGCTAAATATATAGAAGCTGCTGGAACCGCTACAGGCAAACCGGAGCTTAACCCTGCATTGCGTCAGGCCGAGATGGTTCTTAAAGACGCCAAAGATGGTGCTTTGACCTTTCAAAGATTAAAAGATTTCAGAACCAGCCTCATGCGTACTGTGAGAAAGGCTGAAAGTCAAGGCGCGTTGAGTGGACCCGAAGCGAAAGTAAAAGAGCTGGTTGGTTACGTCACTCAAGACCTCGATAACTTGGTCATGAAAGCCTCTGCTGAGTCTGCGATGGGCGCTACCAGACGGAGCATCAAGGATCATGACATCATAGGGGCTTACAAAGCTGCTAACGCTTTCGTCAAAGAGAATATGAAGAAAGGTGGCGATATCGCTTTTGTTGACGGCGTTATTAAAAATGGCGCAGCGGAAGCTACTGGTGCATTGAGGTATGTATTGCAAGGCTCAAAGGAGGGCGGAGAGCGTTTTGAGCGTTTAAGAAGGCAATTCGACGATGAAGAGTACGGCGTTTTAGCTGGTTTCATGCTTGGCAAAATGGGCTTGCCAACTCCTAGTCTTGCTGGCATATCAGAGCTAGGAGAAGAAGCCTCGAAGCAAGGTGCTCAAGCAATATCTGAGGCTGGATTTTCTCCTGCGACATTTATAAAAAACTGGAACACGCTTAGCAAAGAAGCTAGAGAAGCCATGTTTAAAGGCACTGAGTATCAAAACTTAGCGCCAGCTTTAGACGATCTGGTTTTTAGCATTGACCGCGTAGGAAAAGCAGCCGCAGACATGGCGAACCCTTCTGGAACCGCAAGGGCTATTGCCGCAATGGGTATGCTTGGTGTTTTTGGCGCAGAATCCATGTTTGGAAAAATGATTGGCGCTGAAGGTTTTGAGTACGGCTTTGGGGGTCTTATAGGCCCTTACGCCTCTGCGAAGTTATTAACCAATAAGGACTTTGTTAAGTGGCTATCTAGCGGCGTAGAAAAAGCTGCTTTTAATCCGAATTCTTTTGGCCAACACATACGAAGGTTGGTTCAGATCTCAGAGGTGAATCCTGACATAAGAGATGAGATCAACGCTGTGGTTCAAGGTCTTACTCAAGAGCAGATTGAGCCTTCAAGCTCAGAGAACGCCTCGTCTCAAACTTCTGTAAATGAAAATCCTACGGGTAATGAGATGCGGTTCAGGGAGTCTTCAAGCAAGGAGATTTCTGACAAGCTTTTGCCAAACAGGGAAGAGATGCTTTCACAGATGGACTCTTTGGGAAAAAGCTCTCCCTCAAGCTTTGACTCTGAGTCATTGTTTTCTCCGCTGCCAAGTATTGCGTCTTCAGGATCGATGCCGTCTGCTTCGTCTCTTTCTCCGACCATCCTGCCTAATGAGCAGGACCGAGAGCTTGCAATGCGTAGGCAGGCAACTGGAGGCATTGCAGGGTTAGTCTAATTCTTCTTCGGTTTGCTCGGCGGATATTACTGCGCCGTCAACATTGAAATCGAACTCATAACCCATAAAAGTTTCGTCTTCTAGCTTGATGGTTAAGTTTCGGCTTATGAGGCGTAGGAGAGCTGCCTGCTGATGCAGGGTGAGTTGAGTGAAGAGCTGAATAACTTCTGCAGCCTCCAGCGGTGGACGATAGCTTGGTGGTAATATTTTCTTTGTCTTAAAAATATTCACGCTAAGACTCGCCAAACAATTTAGCGTGCTCGTTCTCGATCAAAATTTTAAGCTGCTCTATCCGGGTTCTTCGTTCTTCAAAACAAATCTCCTGAAGCATGTCGTAAGTTTTTTGATCGACAGCTAAACTTTTTCTCTGTCGAGATGGTTCTGTTGTTGTTTCCATTACGCATCCTTGGTTAAAATCTGTTATATTGTACAAAAGCTTGGAAGAAGTTGCAAATATGTATTCGCTGAAAAACTATATGCTCTCAATGCAATCTCACTGGTATCTTAACCAGCCGGTCTACAAGGCTGTGCAAGATTCTATACCGGCCATAGCTCGTTATCGAGCAAAAGAAGGCACAGAAAATCTTGGTGAGATGCCTATTCAAAAGCTTACTAAAAAGATCTGGCCAGACGTTTACAAGGTGCCGCTTTTTAGAAGGCAATATTGCAAGATGTTGTGCGAAGAAATTGACACTATGCGCAGGGTAATTGGGTTCGAGCCAAACGAAGGTGAAGACGAACTTAGGCAAATCCCTGAAATCGTCTTAAAAGAACACGTCCCAGAGCTGTACCGAAATATGTGGCATGTGGTTCAGAATGTTTTGTCGCCGATCATATTCTCCTTGTACCAGCGCGAAGTAGCTGAGATAGCAAGCGTACAAATAGCCAACTACAACCTGAAGGATAAGCAACAGGGCGCTTGGCATCACGATGAGAGCGCAGATATTAGCGTGGTGATACCGTTAAATACTGGCGACTATAAAGGTGGTGGTACTGAGTTTCATAACCACGGGGTGCTTAGTCCGTTACCCAGTGGCCACGCTTTAATTTTCCCAAGCTTCACAAATCTGCATAGGGGCTTGCCGGTTGAGGAGGGTGATCGGTATCTTCTGGTTTTCTGGCTTTACGACAGAAAGCGAGCAATCCACTTGTACGAGGAGGTTGTCGAATAACTAGGTCTGAACTTTTTAATGTGCTAAAGCCCGACCACAAAAGGGAAGTATAGCTGACATCGAGGGGCTGCAAGGCCCCATTTTTTTGCCTGCAATTTGTTGAATTAATTTGTATAAAAGCTTGCACATGGACACGGCCTTTGGTAATATAGGCATGTTGGAGAGAGAAACTAAAGCAAGGAGAAGTGAGATGATGAGACTAGGAAGCGGAACGGGCAGCTTGGTGAACCACATTTACAGTCGGTCCACCCCAGTTGAACCAGAGGTAGGGATGGGTGCAACACTGTTGAGTTGGACTGACAGGCATCCTGCAACGGTCACAGAGGTTTTCAAGAAAGGTAAGTACAAATACTTTACGGTTCGAGAAGATCGCTGGGAAAGAGTCTCTGGAATCATGGGCGAAAGTGAAAACGTGGTTTACGAATTTTACCCAAGCAAAGAAGGCGAAGGTCGAGAGGCGACTTACAGAATCAAAGAAAGCGGTTATGAACATGTCTTTCTTAACCCAGACACCGGGCGGTTTTTCAAGATGAATACTGGCGGTGTCATAGTAGGTCGAAGAGAAAAGTACCATGACCCACACTTTTAACCTAACCGGGCCGTGTAATGCGGCCCACGTTTGGTATCGTTATCTTTCTACTGGAAAAAACTAAGGAGAAAACCATGGGTATGTATATAAATGTTTATCGTGATGCAGGCGGTTACGACTGTAGCAAAAACGGGGTTAGTCGAAATTTTAACTCGGTTTGTGTGACCAATATCGAAGGCCCATTCGAGCCAACAGAGGAAAGGCCAGCAGTGCTCTTGCTTGAAGGCCCCGGCCCCGGCGGCAATCCAATTTTAGTCCCCATCGAGGTTATTGAGTCAGGCGCTCATTATATGTTCGGCGGCAACTTTGGGTACACCTCAGACAGTCGGTTTTCGGAAGCGGTTAAGAAGATTGCTCCCGGTAATACCGGTGCTGTGAAGTTCCATGATCGAGTCGAAAGGTGCGATTAATTTGTGTAATTGCTTGCACATCGACACGGCATTTGGTATTATAAGCATGTTGGAGAGAGAAGTTAAAACTAAGAAGGAGAAGTGAGATGGCCTATGTAAGTAAAGAGAAAAAAGCTGAGTTGGCACCAGCGATCAAGGCGGTTCTGAAGAAGTACGGGATGAAAGGTACGATTGCCGTGAGGCATCACAGCTCTTTGGTTGTGACTCTTCGGTCAGGTGAGATTGATTTTCTGAAGTGCCTCACCGAAAAGTCTTTTGCTAACAGGTGGGAGCGAGCCGAAGAATTTGCTAAGAGCGAATACGCGAAAGGCAGATCTGCTCTTGAGATCTACGAGGAGGGGGTTTTGCGGAACGATGTCAACACCTACTGGATCGAAGATCATTATGAGGGTGTTGCGAAAGACTTTTTGTTTGAGCTTAAAGACGCGATGGAAGGTCCGAAGTTCTTTAACCATGACGACTCAATGACTGACTACTTTCATCGAGCGCATTACATCGACATCAAGATTGGAGCTTATGACAGGTCTTATATTCACAACGGGTTAAAGGAGGCAGCGTGAAGAACAAAGCGATAAGGGTATTGAATTTAATTAGGAGGAGCCACGAAATTGTCAGGCATCGAGCGTACTGGTACGTCCTCGGAGGTTTGTTCTCGGCAAAGGTGGTTCTGACTTACTTGATTGCTAAAGGGGTTTTGACGTGATTCACGCCCCATTGACCAAGCCTGTCAAGAGGGGCAGGCCGTTAACCACTGGCCGGTTTAGCACGAGAGCTGAGCTTGAAGCTAACGTCATGGATCGATACAGAAAAGGTTGGTCAGCTCGGAGGATTGGGATTTACACCGGCATAACCGATGGGACGGTTGTGAAAATTATTGCAAATAATTAGCATAAACACTTGCACAACGACACGGGATTTAGTATTATAAGCATGTTGGAGAGAGAAACTAAATCAAGGAGAGACGAGATGAACGAAGCAAGAAAAGTTGTGTTTGGTCCGGGTAACGATTCGCTCAGAGAGATTTTTGTTGACGGGGTTCATTTCGGAACATGCGAATTTGATTTCAACGCTGATTGTTTTTGGATGCACGGAGAAGATCCTGAAGCCAATTACGGAAGAGATTTTGAAGACAGCTTTGAAGATATTGCAAAACGCTACGGTGGCGTTGTTCACAAGATTAACTGAAAGGAGGAGTGAGATGGAAAATTTTGAAACGAAGGGGCGAAGTGGCGAGTGGTATTACGGTTACATTCGCCGAAAGGGTCTTCGTAACCTCTGGGTTGTTAGGTGTCCAAAAGGCAACTTTTACGCCGCCACTGATAACAATTTAAGCGCGGCTATCAATGACGCTGCAAGGTATCGTGAATTCGGCATCTAACCCACTGATGAGCTTGTGAGATTCTATCGAAACGCCGAGAGGCGTCTGGGAAAACAAAGGAGGAGAGAGATGGAAAAGGTAAAGTTTGGAATAGTGTGGAGGACGACCGACTACTGCATGTCGGAGCTGGCGAACTTTGTTGAATGTGCTGACAACATCGACAACGAAGATGGGGTTCGAGATCGTTACGAGGCTTTCGTATGGGATGTTTACGCTGGCAGGGTCAAGCCTAGCACATTGGTTGAACCTGAGTTGCTCACTTTATTTATTGGAGACCTAGACAACCGGGCGCACATCGATTACCTCGAAGGTCATTATGCTGACGAGCCTAATATCGTTGCTGGTGGCAAGCGGTTCTGGGAGCGATGCAAAAAGCTTCGGGCAATTCATCCAAATCTTTATCGGGGAATGTGATATGAACGTGATAGGAAAGCGAGTGGTAGGGAACTGGGGCGCTGGAATTCCTGAAAACGAAGGCACGATCTACGGCATGAGGGATGGTCATTTCGCCATGGTTCGATGGGATGATTGTGAGTACGCAGAGCCGGACAGTATCTTCGGTTCCAAGGCAGAATACGCCATCTCATCGATCAAGGAAAAAGGCTGCACCAGCAAAAATGGCAGTCCAATCGGGGTATTTTATTGCTAATTTCTTTCAATTAATTTGTCCAAACACTTGCAATACGACACGGGATTTAGTATTATAAGTATGTAGGGAGAGCAAGTTAAACAAAGGAGGAGTGAAATGGAAGTTGGGATGAAAAAGTTGATTGACAAGATCATCGAGGATTACGGTAACCGACACAACGCCGAGGGTTTTGCAGAAGGGTTGGGTTACAAGGTCAACAGAAAGTACATCAAGGTGACGAGCAGAAACGATGGTTATGTATGGGGGTTTGTGGTCAACACTGACAATGACGAAATGTTCAGAAAGGGTGACATTTTGAAAGCTGACGGTTGGAGCACTCCAGCGAGAAACGCAGCGAGAGGCAACATTCTTGATGAGACATTCGGCTGGGTTCGCTGGACTGGACCAGAGTATTTAAACTAAGGAGGAGTGAGATGGGTATCAAAGCAGCAATAAACGCGGTCAAGAAGTTGCGGTTTGAGGATTACAAAAAGGTCGATGGTGAGTACAAGTTTGTCGAAGCTCCTGTCGAGTGGTTTGAATCTGAGGACGGACGATTCTTGATAACCGATGAGCGCGGTGGTCCGATTGTGATTGATTATTACGACTCGTTTTTTGAGTCAGGAGGAATCCACCCCAAACTGAACAAGGCTGTTGAAAAACACGGCTGTTACTGGGAGTGGGAAAACCCCGGTGCGATTTGTTTAGCTTGTTAAGAAGGAGGGCGACATGAGAAATCGATCAGAGTTAGAAAAAACCGCGCTGACCAAAAGTATGATTGCAAATACTGAAGGCGGCAGAACTGTATTCATCGAAGTCGGTCGGTACAAGAATAGTGCTAACAGGGTCAGGGCTATCGTCAAAAAACTGGGCTATCACTTCATCAAGACTGATGGAGGATACGAAGTAAGCCGAGAGAACAAACGCGGAGTTTGGGCTTGAAAAATTAATGACGCGAGCGGCGTAAAATAAAGGAAGCGGCTTAGGTCGCCCATGGGGAGAGAGCAATGACAGTAAGAGCGAACATTGATTACAGAAACGGGTACATGTCTTCGGAGTTTATTGAAGGCATGGCTCGCCGTTATTTTGGGGCCGATGTTGTTAACGCTTTGCCGCGTTACGTTAGAGGAAAGCGCAAGGGTCAGCTAAAAGGCTTCCTTCAATGGCAAAAAGTTGTCAAAGGCGGCTGGGTTAGCGTTTACGGAGCGGCTGGTAATGGTTACGTTGAGCGCAGGGTTAATCAAGTGATCAGGGTTGAGTTAAATTTGCCAGAGTGGGGTGCAGAGCCTACACCAATTGCAAAATGGGAATGGGAGCACGATGTTGATCGTGATTCAGCAAAAGTTAAAACCTACGAAACAAAAGCGGCTTAGGCCGCTAGGAGGAGAGCAATGACAGTAAGAGCAGAAGAAAGTGAAACGACTTTAACAGCTAGGGTCGGCAATAATGCCGACTTGTTAGTTGATTGTGTGAAAATGTATGCGAATTTTGGAGATGTTATTGTTGATGTGACTTATGGGAAAGGAGTTTTTTGGCAAAAAATCGACTTGTCCTTGTATGATTTTAAAGGCACAGATTTGGAGGGAGGAGTAGATTTTAAAAATCTGCCATACGGAGACGCTTCCGTTGATTTGCTGGTTCTTGACCCTCCTTACATGCATGGTGGCGCTACTATTAAGGCTTCCATTAACGATTGTTACCGAAATCAAAATACCAGTCATGCCAGCGTCATACGTTTATACGCTGGAGGTATTCTTGAAGCGGCAAGGGTGTTAAAAAAGAAAGGAAGAATTTTTGTAAAATGTCAGGATGAAATTGAAAGTGGCAAGCAAAGATGGTCGCACCTTGAGTTGATGAGCATTTTAGAATCCTTTGGTTTTTGTGCTCTTGATCTTTTTGTTTTGCAACAAAAAAGCGTTCCTGCCATGCGTCAAAAAACGCAAAAAACAGCTAGGAAAAACCACTCATTCATGATTGTCGCTGAGTTTCGAGGATAAATAATTAATAGCGGCTTAGGTCGCTTTTTTTTGCCTGCAATTTAACTTAGGATTACGACATGGAAAGACAGTCAAACATCCCCACCTTGCGAGTTCTGAAGATGCTCGACCGCATCGTTGATGAGATGGACGAAGATTTGCGAGCTTACGAGCTGAGCAGAATCCATGACTATCTTGCGATGAAGTTCAATCGGGAAACCGGGAAGCTGGCCAGCGAGGAGCTAAAGAGCCTCTGATTTTTCTTTGGCTTTGCGAGCAGCATAGTCAGTCAGCTTCTCACCAAACATTCGCTGGAACCACTGACCCCAAGTGTAGCCTTTACCCTCGACCAACTGATGCCTGCGCTTCCAAGCAGATCGGGCAGCGTAATACTTTTTAGCGTCCGCCCACTTCTGCTCCCGCTCCAAATCCTTACCAGAGATCACTAAGGTTAAACTCCGTGATCAAACCGTTATCAAAAGGTCGATAATCGCCGGTTTGCTCACACCTCAAACCAATCTCAAGCGCTTGCTGGTTCTTGGCATGACCATACTGCACAGCCTCCTCGGTCAACGTGTAAACGCCAAACGGGTAAGGGTGCGCCTTTTCTTGCGCTAAGAAATAAAACTTGTCGCATGGTAAGTCAAGGTATTCAGCAGCAGCCATATAAAACGCTGCCTGCTGGTAATACCTGAACGAGTTCACAGCGTTTTTAAATCCACGCGGTGAGGCATCACGGCAGGTCTTCAAGTCCCAGATGTCGGTCCCTGTATACCAATCAAGCTTGCCTTTGCAGGGTTGCCCCCAAAATTCAAAAACCAAAGTCAGCTCAACCTTGTGCTCTGGTCTCGGGATGAAGTCTGCTAAAACCTCACGCCGCTCCATGCAGATATCATAGAGGTCTTGCTTGCAAGGTGTGCGTCCGTTTAGGCCAGACACCCAGTCCTCGTATCCTTCTTTGCCTGCCTTGGTTCGCTTGTCGAATCCGGGATCAATCGCAAACTCATCATCGAATTTGTGATGCTCCAAGAAAACCGTGTGCTGAACCCTACCCTCCAGCAAGGCCGGTGATTCGTTAAACGGCTTGGCATTCTTCCAAGTGTACGGGCACTTGATCAGAGAGGTGAGGTCATGCGACCGCCACGCTCTCTGACCGTCAACCGTGATTGCCGCATAAGCTGGGTAATCGAGATCCTCATAGATCCCCGGTTTAAAATCTGGCATACACTCTCCTAAAACATCATTACGCCGAGCACGATGCCACTCGAAAAAGCGGTGACAACGGCCCAGCCGGTGAAGCGTGAAAGACTCATCTCCTTAAACATCAGAAGACCCCCGAGGATCGTCGCCCATCGCAAAACGTGTGTACCATATTTTTTTCCTCTTATCAGTCGTACTATCACCCTTCCTCCCCTCACGCCATGCGTACTTAAATGCTGCAATCTCAGCGTATTCCTGAACGCGCTTCAAACCGTAAAGCTGAATCATTACATCGATGCACTCGACACCACCGACCTTGTAATGGCTCGGTGAGTTGACGACATCTTCCACCGTCACGGTGATGGTTTCAGACAGGCTTGGTTCAAACTTTTTCAGGGCGCTCAGATAAAGCTTGTTCTGCTTTGGCGTACACTCTTTGGTTTTTTTAATTTTATAGAAAGTAGACGGTGCCAAGTTGTGCTGATACAAAAACTCAGTGACTGACACCTTCTGCTCGGTTAAAGCCCTTTCAAGCCGGGCAAGCATTCTCCGAGCGTCCATTAAAACGGGATATCGTCGTCTTCAAAATCTTCGACGGCAGCAGGTTTTTTCTTCGCTGAAGACATCGCAGCCAAACCACCTTGGCTCTCACTCGCCTCAGCCTTTCGGCCCTTCGAGTAAGCGGCAGCGATCTCAAAGCTTCCGTCAATCATCTCGCACAAAAAGGCTGGCAGGTCTGCAAAAATGTCACAAGCCGCTTTACTTTCGTCACAAGAGTCGCCAGAAAATTCTTTGCAGTAATCTTCCAAGTCGAACATCACCTGATCGTTTACCGTCGCAACTTTCTTAGCGCCGCCATCTGGTTTAAAGATTGAAGTAATCTTGGCGCGACCACCAGCGGTGTGCTCGACCTCAAGATCGCAGCTCACCCCAAGTATGTTGGCCATGTCGAATGATTTTAGCTCTGCCTCAGTGAAGGACTTGCCTCGCCATGACTTTAAATCTTTGTGCAGGGCAGAATTTTCATTCAAAGATAATGTATACTGCTTGAAGATGCTGAACGGCTGGTCCTTCGATGTACGAAGATCTGGCAGTTCAAAGAAAATAAATATGGTGTGCCGCTTTTTAGCATCCTCATCTTTAAACTTTTCTTCACGAGTGCCTGCGTCCGCTAGTTTGTAACAAATTGCTCGATGCGTGCCGATTGGCACCGCCTCGAATTCCCCTCCTCCACTGCTGCTTGCTGTAATTCCCATGGTGCTTTTCCTTGTTTTGTGTAAAAGTGTGCACTATAGTACACACCTAATTTAAAAAAGACAAGCGGAAAAAGACCCATGGCAATCAAGGTATCAAGGCCCTCAAAAAACCAGAGCACGCCACTAACGGCTGATGCTCGATCAGAATTTGAAAACTTTCTCCTCAGCAACGGCATGACAATCGACCCCAAAAAAGGGTTGGTCAGTGATGGCTCAGTCGGTCGCGCTTATATGGAGGTTGAAGGGAAGCGCAAGCTAACAGGCTGGTATCAGTTGTGGTTAGACCAAAGCGTTCCTTATGGCCGGTGCGGTGATTACCGGTTGGATCACGTCAATCCAACGGCTCAGTGGAGGCCTAACAACGGCGCTCGATATGAGATGACTGAAGATCAAAAGGCAGAAATAAGACGGCTGCAAGAAGAGGCGAAGATCGAGCAGTTGAACAAGCAAACCAAGGCGGCAAAGATCGCTCAGAACATTTGGGAGAAGTCAACCCCATGCGAGAAGCACCCATACCTTGAGCGTAAGCAGGTACTAAGCCACGGTCTCAGGCAGCATGAAGACGGCAGGCTGATTATCCCTCTGCTGGACGCGCAGCTTGAGATCGTCGGGCTGGAGTATATCGATGACGATGGCGGTAAGAAATTCCTCACCGGCAGCAAGAAGAAGGGCAGCTTCTTTATTCTCGGCCAGCACATGCTGCAGGATGCGAAGGTCATTAATTACGCTGAGGGTTATGCGACAGCGGCGAGTTATTTTCAGGACATGGCCCAGCCGGTGGTGGTTTGTTTCGATGCAGGGAATCTAAAACCGGTTGGTGAGACGATTAGCGATTACTTTCCAAACGCAAAGCACGTCTTTATTGCCGACCAAGACGAGAGCAGGACTGGCGAGGTTAAAGCCGTTGAAGCGAGTCAAGCGGTGCGAAGCCGGGGCGCTGAAAGCGAGGTGCTCATCCCAGAGACGATTGGCGACTACAACGACCACGCGGTGGAAGGTGAGCTAATCCCCAAACTGAAACCGGTGACGGTGCCGACCGAGTACGATTTCAACCGAAACGAAAGGGGTAGGTATCTTAACACTAAGGGCAACGTGCAGGGCGTGATGATCCTGAACGGCATCAAGTGCGCGTACAACGTGATCAAGAAGCGCATGGAGATCTTGGTGCCCGACTCCAAGTTCATACAAGACATGCAGGATGAGTCAGCGCTGATCGAGATCGAAGATCGCTGTATCCAGATGAATATACCGCACACGAAGGTCCGAGACTATTTAAAGCTGCTGGCGATTGAATATAACCCAGTGAAAGATTGGATGGAATCGAGGCCATGGGACGGCCAGAGCAGGCTGCAGGCGTTCCTAGACAGCATTACGAGCGCTGACAAGTCTCTGAAAGAGATGCTGATGAAGAAGTGGTTGATCAGTTGCGTGGCGGCGGCTTGTGAACCAAATGGTGTCAGCCTAGAAGGTATACTGGTCTTCCAAGGGGCGCAGGGTTTGGGCAAGACGCTATGGTTCAAGCGGCTGGCTGATTATGACGAGGGTTGGTTGCTGGAGGGTGCAACGCTCAACCCATCCGACAAGGACAGCGTGAAGCAGGCGGTGAGTCATTGGTTGGTTGAGTTAGGCGAGCTGCAATCCACCTTTAAACGCTCTGATATGGACCAATTGAAAGCATTCGTTACTAAGAGAGTGGACGAGCTGCGCCTACCTTACGATCGAGCGTTTACAACATACCAGAGGCGGACAGCGTTTTACGCCAGTGTTAATGAGCGTGAGTTCCTGATCGATACTACTGGGAACCGAAGGTTCTGGGTCATACCGGTCACGGGTATTGATGTTAATCACGGCGTGGACATGCAGCAGCTTTGGGCTGAGGTTAAGGAAACCATGTACCGAGAAGGTCAGCAGAACTGGTTTCTAAGCCCAGATGAGCGAGCGCAACTGCAGGAAAGTAACGAACTGTACAGGACTCAGAGCAGCGTCGAGGACTTGATCTTGGAGCACGTTGACTTCGACTCGGACAACACGAAACCGGTGCAGATGACTAAGCTGCTGAGGGACTTGGGGGTGAGTAATCCGCGCATGGCGGACTTCAAAGATGCTGCAAGAATTTTGAGCGAGCGCGGGAAAGAACCACGCAGAAGCTCTGGCAAAAAGATCTACGACCTATGCTACTCAGCCATCGAAGACGACAAGTCAGACTCATTTGGTTTCTCCCCGAAGGGGTGGGATTAGCGGAACGAGTGTGGGAACCACACTCACACACGGGCCGTTGGGTGTTCATGTAAATGGTTGAATCTATCATTATGAGTGTGAGGTAAAAAAAATGCTAACCTGTACCCTATATTGAATGATGCGTAAGCTCTTGTTTATACTGTTGTTATTGTTATAGGGTGTATAGGGTATAGTATATATAATATTAAATAAGTGAACAGTGTAAACAGCAGACCATAGTATTTACATGGCGCGTAATTGGTCAAAGGAAAAGCGCTATACACTACACTCGACACACTTGGCTTGGCGGAGGACTGATGATGGTAGACTACAGATTCGAGTGGAGCTTCGATCAGACGCGGGAAGAGAACTATCGAAGATGGCGGCAGCTCAATAACGCGGAGCGGGACGCTTACAACATCGCGCAGGAGCTGGAAGCTGGGGCGCGGAAGATATTCAATCAGATGGAGGGACGATGGCGGAGCGAGGCAGACCAAAGAAGGAACGACCACAGTTGGCAGCGGCACCAGTTCAATTCGAGCAGGATGACGAGTTTGGGCTAACGGAAATGCAGTCGGCGTTCGTCTGGCACTACACGAAGGGTGGGTGTGCGCAAACGGAGGCTGCGCGGAGAGCGGGGTTCAGCTTCCCGTCGATGAGCGCATCGAAGCTGATGAACGGGCGTGATCATCCCAATGTGGTTAAGGCGATCAGAGCTGAGCAGGAAGAGTTGCGTCAGAAGTTCGCCATCACGCCAGAGAAGACAGGCTCAATGCTATGGCGTATCGCAGAGACAGCGTTCGAGAGCGGGGCTTACAACGCCGCTGTAAGCGCGGTGAAGGAGTTGAACCAGTTAGCTGGCTTGACGATACAACGCAGCCAAAGCCTCAATATCAATGCCAACCTCGACAGTATGACCAAGAGTGATATCAAGTCTCGGTTGAACGAATTACTAGGCGTGTCGGAAGATTTAAAAGACAATGATGTATGATCGGTTTTATCAATGGATGATCGATTTACGATAGTCTTTGCAGATAACTGGGAAAGAGGCCTCTCCCAGACTCTTGCCCCATTTCGCTGTCTAAATAGAACCCTTCGAGCTTTCGCCTCTAAGTCATTGATTTTAAAGGTCATTACCTGTCATGACAGGAGAATCGAGGGGGATATCCCCGCGAATTCTTTGCGACCCTGTGCTCACAGGCGGGGCAGAATAGTTTTCTGGACCCCTATGGGTTGGTTTTTTAGGGTTCAACCCTAGATCAAAAGCTGGGGGCGACCCCCCTAAAAGGCGGCGGCGGCGTTGCGGTAAGGGTAAAACCCGGTTCGACACATTCAGTATAAGAAAATTAGAGAAGGTAAAAAGGGGGTCCCTTTGTGGGCGAATAAGGGAGGAGAGGTCGCCCGGAGGAGTGAGAACAAGGGACCCCCCGTTTCAGATTCTCTTGCATGGGACCCCTATTTGCAACAGAATTGCCAAAACTTTACTGGTACTGCCCATGGTTGATTCTCGCAACAAGGGGGCCGCGTATGAACGCGACACTTGCAAGAAGCTAAACGAATTCTTCGCCGAGCATGGTTTCGACATTACCTGCAAGCGGAACCTCGACCAATACCAGACTGCCGACCTCGCCGACATCAAGATCCCGTACCACGCGATTGAGTGCAAAGCGTACAAAGAGGGGTGGTGGTGGAAGCCTGAGTGGTGGAAGCAGGTCAAAGCCGCCTGTGGCAATGACATCCCGGTTCTCATCTACAAGTTCAACAACAAGCAGTCCCGCGTGTGCATCCCCATGTACGCGATTAACCCCGGCCTACCTCGTGATAATGACCTCACGGCGGTGATGACTTTTGATGATTGGCTGGTTATTATGCGTAAGAATTGGGATTATTATGAAGCCCTAGTAAAAATTGAGAACATCTAATGGCAGTCAATTTACTCGCAGCTCAAGTCATACCTAAGATTGCAAAGGCCGGTAAAGGCTCTGGCACCGCAGCGTACACCTCCAGATCTATTGAATCTATGGAGCCTGAAGAGGAGAAAAGAACCGGCTTGTTTGGGAGTAACACTTACGCCCCCGAAGGCATGGTCCGCACCCCGTATGGTTTTGTAGAAGAATCCGAGTACAAGCTTTCCCCCGCGCAGTTGATAAACATTGCAGGCGGTTTCGCGCCCGGAGCTGCTACATTGGAAAATTCTGGAGAATATTGGGCCTTCCCAGACTACGAAATGACCCCCGGAGAAATGTTCGCTTCTGAAGAAATGTCGCCCAGTCTAAAAGAGAACTTTGACGAGGGTAATTACGGCACAGCGTTACTTCAAGGGATAGGCCAACTGGGTGATGCTGCTGTTGTGTTGCCTTTTTTTGGAGCGCCTTTAAATTTCATCTCAAGCGTACCTAGAGCTGTTCAGAAAGGCATTGAGGCGTTGGGAAAGGTCAAGTCTGTAGAGGATGTGACAGAGGACGCGATTCGGTTTGCTGATGAGATGGAAGATTTCAAAGGCATGATGGAGGATAAGTCGCGCTATTACGACCCTGAATTCCAAGCTGCCACTGACGCCCACCCAGTTGTAAAGCGATCTCTTGAGCAGATGGGCGAAATCCCTGAGACTTCCTTACGCGAAGATTTCTTGACAAGAGACTTTATGGATTCCCGCCCATTCAACTTTGGCGACGTGGAAGTTGTCGGGTATGACGACGCGGTTGAAGAGCTTTACCGCAGGGCTAGACGCCTTGGTTTTGATGACGACAAGATCCCTTACCCCGGCCCCGTGACAAACTCACCGGACGCCACTAAGAGAGCAGTTATTGTTTTGGGTCCACCGGCTTCTGGTAAGTCTACGATTGCAAACCCGATCGCTCGAAAATTTGACGCGACGATTATCGATCCAGATGAAGCGAAAAAGCTATTGCCTGAGTACGGCGGGGGTGTTGGCGCTAATGCGGTTCATTCTGAGTCCAAAGCTATCATTGAATTGGTTCAAGAAATCGCTATGGAGCAGGGAGACAACATTGTCATTCCTACGGTCGGGCAAGATTTAGGGAAGGTGCGAACCCAGATCAAGACCCTAAAGGACCGTGGTTATGAGGTTGACGTTGTTGATGTGGTGGTTCCTGCAGCAGACGCTAGGATTCGCATGTATGGCCGCTTTGCAAAAACTGGTCGAATCATACCGGCAAAATACTTAGACGAAGTTGGGGACAACCCGTCCAAAAATTATGATATTTTACGAGAGGAAGGGATAGCAGATGGCTACACGAGAATCGATAACACAGCCCCGATCGAGCAACCAAGGGCTTTACTCGAAGACACAAGAGAAGTCCTTGAAGGCACAGAACTTCGACTACGGGACAGCCGACGAAATGGGGGAGCTTTACGCCCAGAGTCCGCAAATGCGGGGGGTGTTAAGCCGAGTTCTGGACCGATTGCGCAAGGAGGGGGGCGAGGATTAGCTGGTTTAGGCCAGCCGGAAATGCCAGCGTCGAACCAGTTTTTTGACCCGTCCGACCCTGCCTTTAAGCCTTTTTTGAATGGTAACTAGCGAAGAATCTCTCTGACATCCCCGCACCGCCGGTAGAGGTGAAAGTAAACGCCTTTATCGGCCAGCACTTTCATCCTGCGCTCCATGACCTCATCGAAGTGTTCCGCGCCGCAGGATCTTGTTTTTACAAATTCAGATCTGTTACCGCTAGTAACAAACTCCTCAAGCTCGTATATATTGTCCTCAATCATTTTTACTCTCCTTCCAAATTTTAAAAATGTATTTAGCCTCGGGGCCAGCGCCATGTTCTTGGTCTAAGGCTGACTTCACGGCTTTTTCCTGCGCGATCAGAGACTTATGTTTCATGTGAAACATCACGCGATCAATTGTTTCGAGATACTTTTCCATGCCTCTCCAGCTCCTTGAGTATTGCGGTGAGTAGCTCGACAATCTTGTCATGGTTTTCTAGGACCCGCTCAGCGTCCTGTTGATCTAGTTCAATCGTAATCTTTGCCATGGTTGTACCTCTGTTGATAAATTTATGCAGCCTTCGAGAGATTCCGAATGACTGTGAACTTCGACATTCTAGCGAACTCATTGGTTTTCTTGTTAACGACTAAGAAAGGATACTTCTTAGCAGACTTTTTATAGCCAACCAGTTCGTACTCATTCCCGCTGATGTTGATCATTTTCTCTATATCGATACCAAGCTTCTCAGAAACCTTCTTCAATTCGTCTCGATACTTGATCAGCTTATCAACAACCTCTTCAGCTCTTTCCTCAGTAGTTAAAGGTCCGCTAACTGGCGTGTCTGGCAGCTCGGCACCGTTTAAAACCTTGTAGGTGTACTCAAGTTTTTTGCCGCTATGTCGCATGGTACGCCAGTCTTCATCATGGTTCTGATCGATCAATCGACCCTTTGAAAGCACCATTGCGTGCCCCCTGATGTAAACCAAGTATGTATCGCTTGGGTCTGCCGTTGCCGCAAACCTAGCAACAGTTTTGTTTTTATGCTCTTCAAGATCTAACTCAGACCCATATTTTTCTCGCATGAAGAGGGAAAGCTCTCCTCTGTAGGTGCTGCCCTTCCAGTTCCCGCGCTTTTTAAACCTGCGCTTGTAATCGTTAAAAACATCTTCTGGTTCTAGCCCCATGACGATTGCCGCAGCAAATATCCCGCAACAACCCATGTCGTTAACGTACTTACCGTTAATTTTTTTTCTTTCCATGGCTACCTCCTTTTGATTACACCGTAATTGTACCACTTCCCGTGTCTTTGTGCAACTACTTATACATAGATACTTCGATAGATTAAGTGTTGCATAACGACACGCATTGAGGTATAGTTCTATTGAATCAAAAAGGAGGAGCGATATGGCGGAGTACAACAAGGAAGCAGTAGAGAGAGCGATTCGCAATGTTCGTAAAGGCAAGCGAATCAAAAAGGCTGAAGCATTAGTTATTCACAGATTGCTTAAAGGGAGAGCACGATAATGAGTAAAGAAGAATTGTACAAAGAGATGGCGATATTCGCCACTAGGTCTGGGATCAACCCAAAGGAAGCGGTCTCGTTGCCAGCAATATTTGAAAGGGTTGCAAAGGTTTGCGAGGTATCAGTACGAGCGGCTGTAAGTATGGCAACTTATACCAACAGCGAGCTTGGCGAGTTGGTTGCCAAGGCTGCTAGAGAGGTTTCTACTTCGGAGGCAGCAGAGGAGTGCTGGGCAGCTTTCATCGAGGATCGTAACGAAAAAGCTTGGAGTGCTGCATGAACGCTATTGAGAAGAAAGTTTTTTACAACCGAGTTCGCAGGGGTTGCCTAAAGCACGATATTGATATTGTTTACGATGGCGTGCCGAAGATGTATCGAGCGGTTGAACTGGTCAAGGATGGGAGCGTGATGTTTGCTGACAGAGCGGAAGATCGAAAGCCTCTTGATATAGACTGGAAAAGGTTGCATGAGGAACTTGTCGAATACGGTTACACTGGAGGCGTCAAATGAGCATAAACCCAATAAAACAAGTCAACAGCATTTACGGCTATGTTAGGGTCTCGACGAAGGAGCAGGTTAAGAGCGGTATTTCTCTTGAGACTCAGAAGAAGAATATCGAAGAGTTTGTCAGGTCCAAGTACAACCGAGGAGTCGATGAGTGGTTCATAGACGACGGCGTATCAGGCCTTAGCCCAATTCTTGAAAGGCCTGCGTCTAAGGATTTGACTGACACGATGGACGAGTTTGACGTAGTGGTTTGCACTCGCTTGGATCGTTTGTCGAGATCGACGAATGACCTTCTGAACATGATCCCAAACTTTGAGGGTTGCGGTATAACACTGTTCTTTTGCGAGCAGTTCGGGGAAATGCCAATTGTCTACCCCAAGCCTGCGAGCGAGAAAGGCTTGCGATCAAGGTTCGATATGGCTGAGATGGCAAACAAGATAATGCTTATGGTTCTGTCAGCGGTTGCAGAGATTGAGCATTCGACCATTAAGGATCGATTCGGAGACGGAAAGATTGACTGGGCCTCTCGCGGTTACTCTATCGGCGGCAGCGTGCCTTTCGGCTATCGTAAAGTTCGAGAAAAGCATGGCAACAAGATGAGAAGCAAGCTGATCGAGCACGAAGAAGAGCAGAAGATTCTTAAAACCATAAGAAGACTTCACAAAAGAGGTCTTGGATGCAGGAAGATTGCCAATCAAATCAACTCCTTATACAAGGATGTTAATATGAATTATAACAAGGTTGATCGGATCCTAAACCGTAAATATCAGGGCTTATCAAGCGCCGCATAAGGGTTTAATATGGGCATTCACATAGGAGTAGTTATGACTGCTTTAGAAGATATTCAACTAGCCATCACTAAGCTCGAAGCCTCTCTTGAGCAGGACTTCATGACGGACGCTGTGCGCGACATCATGACGACTGCGGTTGCTCATTTGCGAGATGCTGAGAGTCAACTGGTAGGCGGCTGATATGCAGGAAGGCTGGGGTCGCGGCACTTGGGGTTTAGGTGCGTGGGGGACTCCCCTTTATATTGATGTTCCGGTAACGGGGCAACAGACAACTTCGGCGGTTGGCTCTATGACCGTCGTTGCTGGCGCTGTTGTCCAGCTCACCGGCCTGCAAATTAATTCAGGCCTTGGTGCCCCGACCGTTGACGCCGAAGCGAATGTCTACCCTGCGGGGAGGCAGATCAATTCTGCAGTCGGATCGCCAACGGTCAGGGCGGAATCCAATGTAACACTTACCGGCCAGTCGATCACATCTGGCGTCGGTTCGATTTCTGTGGTAGCTGCGTCGATCGTTCAGCTTACCGGCGTTCAAACCACATCTGCTGTTGGTTCTCTAACGGTAGATGCCGAGGCGAATATCACGCTTACCGGACAGCAGATCACTTCCGCCCTCGGAACTGCTACTGTCAGAACGGTTAACAACGTATTCCTGACTGGCCAGCAAATAAATTCAGCGCTTGGCGATGTCACAACAGTTGCCGGTTCGGTAGTTTCATTGACTGGACAATCGGTTACAATTGGGCTAGGTACGCCTCTAGTCTGGGGTGAGATAGTGCCGGGGCAAGACCCCGATTATAATGTTATTGATACATCTCAAAGTCCGGGCTACAGCCCAATCGATACCAGCCAAGACGCTGGTTATGATCAAATTGAAGCAGGGCGGGATGCCGCCTGAAGAAGAGGATAGAACATGGCTACTTTTGTAAATTTTCTCAGATTGACCGAATTGGCGACTGGAGAGGGATCGGGAACTTGGGGCACAACCACAAACCAATCGCTTGAACTAATCGGCGAGGCGTTAGGCTACGCGACTCAGCAAGCTTTTGGCAGCGATGCTGATGCAACGACCACGGTTGCCGATGGGGCATCAGACCCAGCGCGAGCGATGTATTACAAGATTACTTCAGCGGCAAGTTTGACAGCCACGCGCACCTTAACGATTGCGCCTAACACCATCAGCCGCGTCATGTTTATCGAGAACGCAACCACTGGATCTCAGTCAATC